AAATGAATGCTGGTGATGCAACACTTGGAAGTAAAGTTTATTTTACTGCTGTACCAGCCGCTGATGAGTTTTTATATTTAACTCTCGGCGATACAACAGATGCCGATTATACAGCCGGTAAATTGTTCATTGAATTAATGGGCTACGAAGCTTAGTTAGGAGGCTAAAATGGCAGGTTCTGACGTAAGGACGAAACGGATTACTGGCACGGGTTCGCTCGCTGTTGGTCCCGCTCGTATTAGACAGATACAGCTTAAAACGGCATCGGGCACTCCACGACTTACTGTTACAGATGGAAGTGGCGGTGCTACCGTTTTAGATTTAGATTTTAACGCTTCTGACACACATTCTGTGAATATTCCTGCTGAAGGAATAAGGGTTAGTGATATATTTGTTGGCACTTTAACAAATATTACAGCAGTAACTTTTTTCTTTAACTAGGTGATTTGTGTCTAGGCGTAAATCAAAAATGCCGCCGCGCAATAAAAAAAACTTCCGCCCCACTAAATCTGGGGCGGGAATGACTGAAGCTGGAGTTAAAGCATATCGTCGTGCAAACCCCGGCAGTAAATTAAAAACTGCTGTGACTGGTAAAGTCAAGAAAGGCAGTAAGGACGCTAAGAGAAGAAAGTCTTTTTGTGCTAGGAGTGCGGGTCAAATGAAAAAGTTTCCAAAGGCAGCCGCTAATCCGAATAGTAGACTAAGACAAGCTAGAAGAAGGTGGAAGTGTTGATGGCTACCAAGAAGGAAAAAGATTTTTTGCATGAATTAGATAAAAGATTAGCTGTTTTAGAAGATACAATTGATCGTCTTGAAACTAATCATTTGAGTCATTTACAAAAACAGATAGACAAGATTGATGCTCGTATATGGGCTATCATATTGGGCGCTGTGTTGCAGTTAGTTGGCATAGTTTCAATATTTATAGGGATGAGTAACTAATGGTATTAACAGGTAAAGCAAAACGCAAAATCAAGACAGTTGCAAGTAAATTAAAAAAAGCGTCTAAGGCACATGCAGGTCAGTCCAAAATATTATCAGGATTATTGAAAAATGGGAAACGGAAAAGATCCAAAAAAAGGAACGGGTAAAAAGCCAAAAGGCACGGGTAGACGTTTGTATACCGACGAAAACCCTAAAGATACTGTTAGCATAAAGTTTGCTACTCCAGCAGATGCAAGAGCTACAGTGGCTAAAGTAAAAAAAATTAAAAAACCTTATGCAAGAAAAATACAAATCTTGACAGTTGGTGAGCAAAGGGCCAAAGTTATGGGTAAGACACAAGTGGCAAGTATATTTAAAAAAGGCAAAGAACAGATAAGAAAATCGAGGCAAGCATGAAATCAGCAGTTAGAACTGGACCCAAACCATCTAAACTAAATGTTACTTACTTTAAAAAAGGCGGCGCAGCCAAGAGCAAAGGTAGTAAGATATGTCCTGCGGGTAAAGCGTGGGCTAAGAGAACTTTTGACACATATCCAAGTGCATATGCAAATATGGCAGCTTCAAAATATTGTAAGGACCCTAACTATGCGAAGGGTGCAAAGGGTAAAAAATAATGGGCGCACTTAAAGATTGGGTAAAACAGGACTGGGTTCGCATAGGAACTGATGGTAAAATCAAGGGAAAATGTGGGACATCTAAGAATAAAAAGAACCCAGACCGTTGTTTACCTAGAGCAAAAGCAAATAGTTTAACACAATCACAAAGAGCTTCTACTGCTAGAAAAAAGAAAAAAGCAGGTGCAAAAGGTAAAACTGTGGTCGGAAACACACCGGCCGCAAAGGTTACCAAGATGGGTAGCGGTGGTCGTGTTCCAGAAACAAAAGCAAAACGCCCGTATAACGGTAAATTAAAACCAAGGCGTGTTGTAGCAAGGGGTTGTGGCGTTGTCATGGCAAATAGAAGAAAACAAACAACAGGAGCTGTTAGAGCATAAAGGAGATTAAAATGCCAGCACATTCAAAAAAGAAAAAAAACATGAAGAAAAAAGGTTATTCAAAAATGCAAGCGGGTGGCGTAGCCGGCATGAAGAAAAAGGGTTTTGCTAAAATGAAAGCTGGCGGAGCTGCCGGCATGAAGAAAAAGGGTTTTGCTAAAATGAAAGCTGGCGGAGCTGCCGGCATGAAGAAAAAGGGCTTTGCTAAAGGTGGCTCTATCAAGAAGATGATGGGCGGCGGCGCGGCAGGCATGAAGAAAAAAGGTTTTGCTAAGGGCGGAGCCATTAAGAAAATGAAAAGAGGCGGTAGAGCTTAATTTATGCCTTATTTACAAAGTAACATCCCGCATTTTAAATGCTGGGTGCGTAGAGAATATACTCACAACCATGAAAAATATCATGGTGATTACTTACACGCGATGGCTATTGCAGTGACAACAGTTCCTGATAGATGTTTAAGTTTTCAAATGATTTTCACTGGTTGTGAGTCAGACTTTGATGAAAGTCAAAACATCAACGGTGGTGCTATGTGGGCAAGAATGCCTATAACGGCACTCGTTGCGGACACACCTTTAGAAGAATGGCCAGAGCCTATGCCTGTGCATTTAGTACAGCCTTGGGATTGTAGCTCACACTATCATTCAATTATAAAGTTTGACAGAACAAGCTCTAGTCCTTGGAAATGCAAGATAGATGGTGAGTTTTATACAGGTAAGTATTTGTTTACAGTAGATTATACTGAGTCTGATATTGCAGATGATCCTGCACAGCATAAACAAAGTCATGTCATAGAATTAACAGACGCTGGTAAATGGACTGGAAATATAGTAGCATTACCTAACAATAGGGTTCGTGCAACAAGCCCTGCGTTATGGGAAACAGGAGAAGGAGCCCCTGATTTTAAACCAAGTCAGTGGATTCATAACGCAGAATGTGATAATAGTTATATGGACCCAAAGGTGACGTTTAATAATTTATACAAGGATTAGATATGGCAACTTCCTCATCAACTGATTTTGAATTAGACGTAGCAGAATATATTGAGGAAGCTTTTGAAAGATGTGGCCTTGAAGTAAGAACAGGTTATGATCTGACAAGTGCCAGAAGATCTTTGAATATCATGTTGGCTGAGTGGGCTAATCGTGGTCTAAATCAATGGACTATTGAACAAAGAACACAAACTGTTACAGCTGCTGACACTGAGTACTCTTTAGGCACGGATGTTATAGATATATTGTCAGCTGTTGTTCGTAGGAACGGTACAGACTTTGCGATCAGTAGAATCAGTCGTGACAGCTATCTTGCAATACCAAACAAAACAAGCACTGGAAGAACCACACAGTTTTTTCTAGACAGACAAATTACACCTAATTTAAAGATATGGCCTGCTCCAGAGAACAGCACAGATGTAATACGATATGATGCGCTTACAAGAATACAAGATGCCGATGCGGCTGTTAACACTCTAGAGATACCATTTAGATTTTATCCGTGTTTGACAGCAGGATTAGCTTATTATCTATCTTTGAAAAAAAATCCACAGCTTACACAGATGTTAAAAGTTGTCTATGAGGAAGAGTTTGAAAGAGCTATGGGTGAAGACAGAGACAGATCTAGTTTCACTGTTACACCCCAATATGCTTATTTTAGGAGTAATTGATGGGTAGGTTTGCGACAGGTAAATTTGCAAAGGGCGTTTCAGATAGATCTGGTATGGTGTATAATCTCCGACAAATGAAACTTGAGTGGAACGGATCCCTAGTTGGTCCAGACGAGTTTGAAAGAAAACATCCACAGCTGGGACCATTTAATGTGCCCGTCGATGGTCAGGCTGTGAAAAATGCAAGACCAGCACGAACAGAAAACCCTGTAGAAAGACTTTTACTGCCAGATGCTTTTTTGTCTGGCTCTTCAGGGTCAGCTGTGATTACAGTGACAGAAACTAGTCACGGTAGAAGCACTGGCGATACAGTAAGATTTAAAAAAGCAAAAGGTTTTGATGGTTTTACTTCAGATGTTATAAATAAAAGTGACGGATACTCAATAACAGTTGTAACTACAGATACTTATACATTTTCTGCATCTAGTGGTACAGCTACAACAGGAGGCTTGTTCGGTGGTGGTAATGACGCTACTGCTGGACCAGTAACGGTGACACCATGAGCTTTACCTTTGCAACACTTAAAACCGCTATACAGGATTACACAGATAATAGTGAAACTATTTTTGTAAATAATCTTAATAATTTTATTAAGGCAGCAGAAGAAAAAATATTTAAAAGCGTAGATTTAGATTTATTTAGAAAAAACGTAACAAGTGCTTTCACGGCATCTGATGCTTTTCTAACGGTACCTGCCGATTATCTAGCGTCCTTTTCTTTGCAAATAACTACATCTGGGTCTGAAAGTTTTTTACTACAAAAAGATGTAAATTACTTGAGAGAATACACACCAGCTTCAACTACAACTGGACTACCCAAATATTATGCTAGGTTTGATACAGATAATTTTATTGTAGCCCCTACGCCAAACAGTAATTACACATTAGAACTTCATTATTACTATCGTCCAGCTAGTTTGACGGCTGGATCTGACAGTGGTACTACTTGGATTAGTACAAACGCACCTTTTGCTTTACTTTACGGATCTCTTGTTGAGGCGTATAGTTTTATGAAAGGTGAACAAGACGTAGTGCAAAACTACAATAATCTGTATTTGCAGTACATGGAAAGATTAAAAGACTTAGGAGAAGCAAGAGAAAATACAGATGGATACAGAGTTGGCCTACCATCAAGGCCGCGAACATAGGAGTAGAATATGGCAACAGCAAACGCAGCGACCAATTATCTAGAAAGAAGATTACTACATTTTATATTTAAAAATAACTCTCTAAGTTTTTCTAGTCCGGGAGACAGTATTTATGTAGGACTTGCAACGGCAGTAAGTGCAGCAGAAACTGGATCTGTAACAGAAGCAACATTTACAAACTATGCAAGACAACAAGTAGCTGCCTCTGGTTGGACAACAATAGGTGCAGATTCTACAGACACCCAAACAGCGATAAATGCAAATAATATTGAGTTCCCAGCTTCTGGTGGAACTAACAACACAATAACACATGTGTTTATTGCAGACGCATCTAGCAGTGGTAATATACTATTTGTTGGTGCATTAGATGCAAGTAAGGCAATAGCAAGTGGTGATATATTTAGAATTAATGCAGGTAACTTAACAATAGAGCTAAAATAATGGCATTAGTATTAAACGATAGAGTAAAAGAAACTACAACAACAACTGGTACTGGAACACTTACTTTAGCTGGTGCAGTTACTGGGTTTGAGACTTTTGGTGCTGGTATCGGTAATAGCAACACAACATATTATGCTATTGTTTTGCCCGGTACATCAGAATTTGAAGTTGGTTTAGGCACATTAAGTAGTGATTCTAGCACTTTAGCTAGAACACCTATAAGTAGTTCTAATAGCGATAATGCAGTTAACTTTAGTTCTGGTACAAAGACAATATTCTGTACAATACCTGCATCAAAATCAGTATTTTTAGACGCTAGTGGTAATGCAACATTAGGTGCAGATCTATCTGTTGGTGATGATCTCACAGTCAATGGTGGTGTTATAGAGCTTAGAAGCAATAGTGGTTCTGTTGGTCAAATTAAATTATATTGTGAAGTAAGCAATAATCACGCACAAACTATATCACCACAGCCACATAGTTTGGCAGCGACAAACACTTTAACGCTGCCCGGTGGCAGTACCATAGGTAATGCAGATGCAACTCTTGTTTCTGATACTGGAACACAAACATTAACAAATAAAACTATTGATGCTTCTCAGCTATCTGGAACTGTAGCAAATGCAAGATTGGATGCAGAGTTACAAGCATTAGCTGGTTTAACATCAGCAGCAGATAAAGGCATACAATTTACTGGATCTGGAACTGCATCAACATATGATTTAACATCGGCAGGTAAAGCGTTGCTTGATGACGCAGATGCCGCTGCTCAAAGAACAACATTAGGATTAGGCACAGCCGCAGTTGCAGCTACTGGTATATCAAACACAAATGTACCAGTATTTACATCAGGTGTAGCTGACAATGATTTTTTGCGTGTAGATGGCACATCAATAGAAGGCAGAAGTGCATCTGAAGTGTTAAGTGATATTGGTGGTCAAGCCTCATTAACTTTTGGTATATCAAATACTAATGCAGTTAAGATAGACAGTGCAAGTGTAGCAGATGATGAGTTTGCAAGATTTACTGCAAATGGTTTAGAGAGCAGAAGTGCATCAGAGGTACTATCTGATATAGGTGCAACGACTGCAACGGCAGCAGCAGACGAGGCTACAGCTTTAGCAATAGCGTTAGGATAATAATATGGCAAATACTTTTAAATTATCAAGTAAAGCAGGAGTAACAAGTGCAGATGTAATCTACACAGTGGCTAGTGGTACAACAATAATACTGGGTTTGATATTAGGAAATACAACAACAAGTCAAGTCACTGCTACAGTAACATTAACATCTA